TTCCATTCTATGGATACTGCATTGAAGGCAAATACGATATATGGTATAACGGCTGATATTACTGACGAAGAAGTTGCACGTTCGCTTACTACATCTCGCGTAACTATACAACCAGGTCTATTAGCGAATGGTGCTGGTACCACAAATAGTGCTGCATCGATATCTTATAATAGTATATCTGCAAACAGCGCATGGAAATTTGCACCTAATACATTCTTTTATCCAGGTGGTGTTAAATATAATCCAGTAACAGGACAGGATAGTTAAATGAGTGATTTACATAATGGTCTTAGAAATGCGTTAAATCTTCCTGATGTAGTCAAAGAAATACCATTACCATCAGTAGTGGCAAATATTGATGACAGTGATCCGCTTGAGACCGATTATAATGAAGCTAGAGGCAATCTAAAAGAAGTTATAGGTCAAGGTAAAAAGGCGCTTGAGAGTCTATTGCTACTTGCTGAAGGTAGTGATCAACCCAGAGCATATGAAGTTGTTGGTCAGCTTATAAAAACTATCTCTGATGTAAGCAAGGATTTAGTAGACCTACAGAAAAAGGTTAAAGAAATTAGAGGTGATGATCACTCATCAAATAATCCAACTGTCGTAAATAATGCAGTATTCATTGGTAGCACAGCTGATTTGCAAGCTATCATAAACGGCAGACCAAATATTATTGACGGCGAATCGTCTGATGTCTGAAAACTATCTTGGTAATCCATCTCTAAAAAGATCAGGCGTAAAAATCAATTATACGGAAGAGCAAATCCGTGAATATCACAAGTGTGCAAAAGATCCAGAATACTTTATCAACAACTACATGAAGATTGTTAACGTCGATAAGGGGTTGATCAACTTTAATTTATACCCTTATCAGCGCAAGATGGTAAGAACATTTAAAGACAATCGATTTTCAATATGTAAGATGCCTCGTCAGTCGGGTAAATCTACAGTCGTAACTGGGTTTATTCTTTGGACGCTGTTATTTCAAGATAATCAGAGCATTGCAATTCTTGCTAACAAAGGCAGTCTTGCAAGAGACATGCTTGCTAAAATTCAGCTTGCATATGAATATCTACCCAAGTGGATTCAGCAAGGTGTAGTTATTTGGAATAAGGGTAATATTGAAGTTGAAAATGGTTCAAAGATTCTTGCATCTTCTACGTCAGCCAGTGCTATCCGAGGCGGGTCATTCAATCTAATCTTCCTTGACGAGTTTGCATTCGTACCGCACAATATTGCAGAAGAATTCTTTGCATCAGTCTATCCGACAATCAGCTCAGGTAAGACATCTAAAATCATAGTTGTATCAACACCTAACGGCTTAAATCACTATTATAAGATGTGGGTTGATGCGACTGAGAAGCGAAGCGAATATGTACCGATTGAGGTTCATTGGAGAGATACTCCAGGTCGCGATGACAAGTGGCGCGAACAGACTATTCGCAACACAAGCGAAGAACAATTCAAGCAAGAATTTGAAACTGAATTCCTTGGTAGCACCTTAACCCTAATCTCTGGTGCCAAACTTAGATCAATGGCGTTTAAGAATGTAGTTAAGGATGGTTGGGGTATTAGTCTATATCAAAAACCGGAACCGAAGCACACATATGCAGTAATGGTCGATACGAGTCATGGTGTTGGATTAGACTATTCAGCATTTACAATAATTGATGTATCTCAGGTACCATATCGATTGGTAGCAAAATATAGAAGCAATACGGTTGTTTCATCATTCTATCCGGAGATAGTTGCGCGATATGCTAAAGCTTATAATAATGCATATATTCTTGTTGAGACAAATGATATTGGTAAGACAGTTGCAGAAGTTCTTCACCGCGATCTTGAGTGTGATAATGTGCTATCGACAACTCAAATGGGTCGAGCTGGACAACAACTCAGCGCGGGGTTTTCTGGTAGGTCGCAGCTTGGTGTAACTACATCGAGGTTTGTAAAATCTGTAGGATGTGCCAGCCTCAAAGAGCTTATTGAAGGCGATAAGCTTATCATAGAAGATTTTGATATTATTGAAGAACTATCACACTTTGTTTCAAAGGGTAGTAGCTTTGAGGCCGAAGAAGGTTTCAATGATGATATGGTGATGACATTAGTCCTTTTTGGGTGGCTATCAAAGCAAGCATATTTTAAAGAATTAACTGATATAGATATTAGACAGAGAATAGCCGACGAAAAAATAAGGGAAATGGATGAGGATCTACTTCCCGTAGGATTTTATGATGATGGTATGGAAGATGAGCCTATGTCTCTAGATGGTGCTGGTGGAAGTCATGATTGGCTGGATCGTTGGATTCGAGTTTAATGGCTTTTTTATAAATACCAAAGATAGGAAGACACCAACACCTTAGGAGGTATGTTCATGGCATTTCAAGTTTCACCGGGGGTGAACGTCAGCGAAGTCGATCTTACTACGATCGTTCCTGCCGTTAGCACTACTGAGGGTGGTATTGCAGCCCACCTTTCATGGGGTCCTGTCCAGAAGCGAATTCTGGTAGAATCTGAAGATGTTCTTGCAAATCAGTTTGGTAAGCCTAATGCCAATACTGCTGCCGACTTCTTCACAGCAGCAAGCTTTCTCGGATATGGTAATAAGCTATTTGTTGTAAGAGTAATCAATGAGGCCACTGGCACTTCAGCCGGTCGCAATGCTATCACGACATCATCTAATACGATGAATACGATCATTGAAAACGATGATGATTATGAGCTTAATTTCTCATCCGGTATTACTGGGGTTGGGCATTGGGTTGCAAAGTATCCAGGTGAGAAGGGTAATTCTCTCCGCATTTCTGTGTGCCCGTCATCAAATGCTTGGTCAAGCACTCTAGCTGGTACCCTAGCATTTACAAATAATAGCTCAACAGTTTCTGGTGCAGCCACATCATTTAGTTCTCAAGTTAGAGTCGGCGATATTCTGCTTGCTGGACCAGATCGCACCGAAGTTGTTGTATCTGCTGTTACAAATGCAACATCTCTAACTCTCAAAAATAGATATGTCGGTAATACAGTAGCAGCACAATCTTCGGTTCAGCGCCGTTGGGAATTCTTTAATTTCTTTGATGCAGCACCCGGTACATCGGAATATGCATCTCTCCGCAGTGGCTCAAATGACGAAATGCATATTGTGGTTGCAGATCAGGATGGAGTTTGGACGGGCACAGCTGATACTGTCCTAGAAAGATTTCCTGCAGTATCAAAGGCATCTGATGCTCTTACCACAGACGGATCATCAATGTATTATAAGAACGTAATCAATGATCGTTCTCAATATGTTTGGTGGACCGCAAATCTAACAGGTGTTACAGGCATTGGACAACAAGCTCAAGGTGTAAACTTTGGTCTTGGTTCTCAAGGTCAACCGATCAATGATTCATTTATCTATGGTCGGGATGGGGCCGCGCCACGTTCAGGTGACTACCTAAGAGGTTATGATAAGTTTAATAATCCTGAAGAGGTTGATGTATCTTTCATCCTTGGTGGTGAGGGTAATTCAACACGAGCCATTCATATAATCAATAATGTCGCTGAAAAGCGCAAGGATTGTATTGCGGTTCTATCTCCTCGTCGTAGTGATGTAGTAAATAACTCAAGTTATGTTGGTAAGGAAGTGGATGATACAATTACCTTCCGCAACCTGCTACCTTCTTCATCATATGCGGTGCTTGATAACGGTTACAAGTACATCTATGACAAATATAATGATGTATATCGCTATGTACCGCTAAATGGTGATACAGCTGGTCTGATGGTTCGCACAGATACTGAGCGCGATCCTTGGTTTTCTCCTGCGGGATTCAATCGCGGTCAGGTCAAGAATGTGATCAAGCTTGCGACAAATCCAACTAAGGGTCAGCGCGATCAGCTCTATAAGAATGGTATTAACCCGGTTACAACTTTTCCGGGTCAGGGCACCATTCTATTCGGTGATAAGACACTTTTGGCTAAGCCGTCTGCATTTGATCGAATCAATGTACGTCGCCTATTCATTGTTCTGGAAAAGGCAATTGCTACTGCGGCTAAATTTACTCTGTTTGAGTTTAACGACGAGTTTACTCGCGCTCAGTTCCGCAATCTGGTTGAGCCGTTCCTTCGTGATGTTCAAGGTCGCA